ACTGGAGAAGCTGATGAAACTATAATTGATCCAGTAGTAATTCCAATAATTCTTGAGGTAAACGCTCCATTTAGAGTTTGAATTAAGTCTCCTATGGCCGGTTGAGGTCCAACTTCGGGAAAATCACTTACATCTATAACAGTGGAACCCACTCCAACTGTGGCGGAATCAGGAAGTCTAAATTTTTCTAAAGAAGTTGCAGTTCCAACACTATTGAATACTTGGAAAAATGTATTATTACCGAATGTTGGTTGTGGGAATCTATTAAGTGGATTGGAAGAATAGTTAATTTCGTTACGAATACTCGTATTATCATCAAAGTTACTTACAATTTTAACATCCACACTCTGATTGTTTATTTTCGTTATAATTCCTTTGAGGTGTCCCTCAAAAGAATCTACTGATCCTGCGGTAGTGACAAATGAAACGCCAAGTCCGCAAGTAATTGCAAACCCAACTTGAAGACCAAAAGTACCAATTGCAATTCTTTGGTCTGCAAGAGAGTCAATTATGCATACTTTCGCTCCATTTGCCCAAGATCCTGGATCTTTAGCAGCCCAAGTCCATCCAGTTGCATTTTGGTATTCATTATTGTATTGTTCTTGATTTTCAATTTTTAAATTCACTGCTAACGCAGTGGGTGAGTGAGCATTTACCAAACTATTGGAATCTGTTCTAACAACTCTTAAAACTCCACCATAAGATAAGTAAGATGATGCAGTCATCCAATATTCATATTGACCATCATTATTAAGAGGTTTTCCGAAAGTTTCTAACAAATCTCTTTCAGTTTCTACTAGAACGGGTACTCCTACTGGACCCCTTTGGAACGGACCAGCAATAACTCCAAATTGATCGTTAACCGCGTCGATTCTTCCTACAGTTAAATCGACCTCTCGTACTTTAATGCCTGGCGATACTAAGTTTAGCGACATTTTTTTCCCTCTAGAGAATCTTCAACATGACTGAATGTATTTATAAATTGATAACTCTATATTGGGGAAACCGCCAATGAACAACTTACCAGTCTGGATATTCCCAAATATGTCTATGAGGAATACTTCTCCTACTCTCGGTAATTCTCTTTATAGTACACAATTTACACTCATATGAATATGCGGAGGGTATATTTCCTCTACCTTTACGAGTTAAATAAAATCCATCTATCAGATCCTTGACTTCATTGCAACGTCTACATTTTCTTTCAGTAAGATATAAGTGTTCTAACTCAAACTGATCATCTAACTCCATTTACTTATAGTCCCACATATACTGCATATCACCATATTCATCTACGTGCCATCTATCTCCACTTTCATCCACAAAACTTTCACTGGTATCTAAACCATCAGAAATGAATCCAAATGGAGCCATATCCTGTTCTATTTGATTCTTTTGCTCATCATAAATTCTTTTACGAACATCATTGTCCGTCATCTCTTTGAAATATGGTTGACATACTAACCAAGAAAAAATAACCAAACACATCGCTAGATCGTCATTACATCCAGCCTCAGCTTCAAATGAATTTGATTTTTGAATAAAGGTGGTTAACTCACTAATAACTTCATAATCTTTAATTATTAATTTATCATCCTCAATCAATGTCTTAAGATTCATACATCCAATCTTCTTAACATTTTTGGACATCTTAACCCCCATTTGGGATTTCTTGCCTGAGAACCCTTGACCAACTAGTTGTCCAGCCCGTCCTCGCATTGCACACATAAGAACGTTATCATACTCTAAATCAAAGTGTAGGATCTGACCCACTTGCTCACCGACATCATTTACTTCTACTAATACGTATGCTTTATTATATGCATTTGCTAAATCCTTAATGATACTCGGAAACAACATTGGTTTGATTTGATTGTTTCTATACTTTCCGATCAATCTATATGGAAATGTTGTAGTATCGCAGATAGCGAATGCAGAATAATCTTTCTCAACTCCACGAGCCACGTCTACAGTAATTACATAATTGTGATCTTTTTGTGGTTCTTCATATATGTCCAATCCTGCACTACGTTTAATTGGATCAGCATAAACTAAAGTTGCGAGTTTTGATGAAGATATGAGAGTATCTACTGATCCTAAGAACTCACAAAGGTGTTCTGCTCTAAATTGTTGTTCACTAGTGTTTGCAATTGTTTGTGTCTTCCATACTTCATCTCTACCAGGCACTTCACTCCAATGAACTTCAGTAGCAATAAACTCACTTTTATTTCTTTCTGCATCGTGCCACATACGATAAAAGTGATTCATACCCTTTGGAGTGGATACAATAATTACTTTTGTTGACTTACCAGATGAAATTGTAGGATATACTGATGCAAAGAAATCATCAGCAATATGATTTGGAACGAATGCAAATTCGTCCAAGAAGATAATATTGAATGCCATTCCTCGAACAGCAGATGCTGACGTAGAGGCAGCAAGAATCTTAGAACCATTTTCCAGTTCCATAGATCCTTTATTCCAAGATATTATTCCCTGTTGCATCCACTTTGGGAGATTTTCGTAAGATAGTTGCAACCTTTGTAATATTTCTCTTGATGTTGTTGCTTTGTTTGCAAGAATACCAACATTTACATTATCGTTGAAAACGATGTAATGTAATAAGTAAGATACTACTGTCGTGGTATTATGTGTGGGAATAAATGTCTTTCCGCATAAAAATAAATGGTCATCACTATCTACTTGAATACATGCAACTGGGA